CTGCCGAGTGCCGCCCATGTCTCTAGGAAGCTGTTTCGGGCCATACTCATCTCATCGATGAGGCCACCAACCCAGTTTCCCATTCCTGTGAACAGAGTCTGGGCCTGACCGAAGTCGCCCAAAATGATCTGCCAGGTCTTTGCCCAACCGGAGCCCAGGACCTCACCCCAGGTACCGATCATCTGGGTAAAGGTTCGAATCTGGGTGGCTGAGTCAAAGGCTCGCTGGGCAAGATCCTTCATCTTGGCAGCCTGCTCCTCGGAGTATCCCATCTCGATGAGCTGTGCCTCGGAAAGGTCGTTCGTCAGAGCAGTCAGCGTCTGCGTCATGACCTCTGCAGTAAGCCATCCCTCCTGCAGAGAGAGTCGGAAACTTCCGTTCTTCTCAATGGCCGCATCGACCGCCTGACCGTGAACTCGAGCCGTCTCAATTAGGGCTTCCTGGAACTGCTTACCACCGATACCCTGCTTCTCCAGGGACATCCAGTCCTGCAGCTTTACCGTTCCGGCGCTCATGGCCTGAGCCAGCTGGAACATAGCACCTGCGGCGGCTTGAGCGTTGGCACCAGACAAGGCTGCCACGTTAGAGAAGCCCTTGACTGCGGCAGTCGACTCCTCCAGACTGATACCGGCAACCGTGAAGGTTCCGATAGCGTTAGTCATTTCGGTGAAGTTGTAGATCGTCTTGTCGGCGTAGGTGTTCAGTTCCTCTAGTGCCGCGTTAACCTGGTCCAGTGTGGTACCATTTTGACTGGTGTTGGCCAGAATGGTCTGGACGGCGTTGATCTGCGTCTCATACTCGTGGAAGCCGTCGATGATCGGCTGTACGAAGGACTGCATCAGACTCTGTCCGGCCTGAACGGCGTACGAGGCGATCCCACCAAGTGCGGCAATTCCTACGCCCTGCATGACAGACATGTTGGACGCCGCGTCTAGGGCAGAACTCGCCAGATCCCCGAGGGTGGTGTTCCTGGCAATCTCACCGATGCGCTTAAGACCGTTAGCGGAGTCACCAACTTTACCGAGAGCGCCCTTGAGCTTATCCATTCCGTCGGCGGATTCCTTGATGGCCGACAGGAACTGCTTGTTGTTGAGCTTGAGCGAGACTACCCGCTCATCAATGGTGGCCATCTATCGTGTGACCTCCTTCCAGGCCTTCTGTGCAATGTGATCGAAGACCGGTCTGATAGCCGGGTTGATGTAGTCTCGTCCGACGACGTATCCGCCGTTTCGAGTGCCGTGTCCATACTGCAGGATCACGGCAATGTTTACCCCATTATTGACATGGGAATTGGTCCAGGTGATCTTCCAGCTGTTACCAGTTCGTTTCACCTCGTAGTTCCAGCTCTTGGCAGTCATGCCCGACTTGGAGGGAGTAGCCCGGGAAAGCGCAGCTACCCCCTCCTTGCCGAACTGGTTCATGATCAGAGCGAGATCCAACTTCGACATGCGGTTGAACCAATTGCGGGTCATATCCCACTCGCCATGGCTCTCGATCGTGATCATGATTCTCCTATCGGATTGCGGCCAGAGCCTCAGGCGTGGCTACTGCCCAGCCAACGATCTTGACATTGACATTCTTCGCTGCGGCTTCCGCAGCGACCTGGTCATCCTTGCTGGTGACCAGAACCCAGACACCCTCAGGGTAGACGTTCTTGACCTGTCGCCAGGCCTCACCACCCATCCCAGAGGTGACAACACCAAGGTTAGCGTGCTGGACTGCAGAGATCTGCCAATCCGCCGGACCATCAGTACTATCGCCAACCCGCTTGAACCCGGCGTAATCGGTCTTCATGATCTCGCGGAGCTTGTTCTGTGCTCGACCGTGGATAGCGAAGTAGAGCTTTCCTCGAGTTGAGAGCAGCGGAAGAAGCTTGCCGTCGGAGGACCGATACCACTGCGCCTGAGAGTCGATAAGTCCGTTCCGAATGTTCGGAAGGACGGCAATGTGCTTCGCCTCAAGGACGTCGAGTGCCTCGACCATTCCGGCGACATCAAACCCGTCGTTGCGGATTGTGGCCAGGCCGTAATCCGAGAAGGATCTGTCAGTCTTGTATTTCTGAAGAATACCGACCGCCGCATTCGCGGAGTCAGCAGTAGCCTGAATGGGCAGTGATACCTGATCGGGGTTGAGATTAGCGATCGCCTTGATGTCGTCCAGCGAGTAGAAGACTCTATTCGGATCACCCCAGCCCTTCTGAAGCCATGCTATGATCGGCTTACCCTGGGGCTGCGGAGGAGGCGGAGTAACCGGCTCAGTAGCGGGAATTACAGCGCCCTTGGCCTGCATCCACGGTCCGAGTTTCTCGACTGCCGATGCGATACGGTACGCCAAGGCGGAGCCAAAGGCTGTCGACCCGATCTTTGTTGGATGGGTGTCATCGGACTGCATCAGAATGTCTCGGGTGCCGTCGTTCTGTGGTCGGTTGACATTCCCCGTTCCAGACAGGACGTCCGAGACCTGGACGGTAGGAGCGCCCTCCGACACGGGAGTAACCCCAGAAAGAGGAACCCAGGTCTTAGTCACCTTGTAGGCGACACCCTTGTAGACCACGATGTCGCCTTCGGCGCATGCTCGGCCGTCTCGCCAGAGGACCGCCTGCTTATCAGCAATACCTAGCCAATCGACAAAGGCGATTCCATTAGCAAGTCCCCCAGCTGCCTCTACTCCGGCCTTCTGTGCCTTGACATTCATGTGTCCAGATAGAGACAGAAGTCGACTAACAGCAGATGGCTCCGGTCCAACCATAACGATCGGGATGTTCGGGAGCTTCTTACGCACCTTGGTTACAAAGGTCTTTACTGCTTCGGTAATCGCCGTACCGTTTGTGTCCCCGTTCTCAATCACCTTGTCGCTGTTGAGCGATCCAACTGTGACGATCAGGTTAGGAACCGCTGCACACACGGCATTGACCCGGTAGTCAGCCTCGAAGTTGTCGTTTCCAGTTGCCGAGTACCCAAAGCCGCTCCCATCGACGGCACTAACCATCGGAGCGCATTCGAGAATCCGAGACACCGCGGCAGGAAGGTTGAATCCCTGCCCCATTGTCGCCTCGGTCGACCAGGAGTCACCGAAGAAGCCGACCGTCGGTACGAATCGTCCGGGATTGAGCGGAATCGGAGCCAGGGTCTTCGGGAGATCCCGCACAGTCTGCTGCAGGGGAAGGAATCCCTTAAGCCATGGGACGACCAGATCAAGGATGTGCTTTGACGGAGGGTTCTCGTAGGGGTTACCGACGGGTTCCCACTGTCCACCGTGGTTCGGATCCTCGACAAGGACGCCGTCTGTGATGTACAGATGACCAATGGCGAGACGGTCGGCCTTGGCGAAGACCTGCTTGTAGTTCGACTCCTTGGTCGAGTGGATGGTTGCCCACCAACGAGTCGATGGGTACTCAGCCATGTGGGCCGGAAGAACCGGAGAGTCTGCCTTCTCCTCGAGGAACTTCTCTGCAGTACCCTCAAACATCATACAGACATCGAAGTCCAGCTTACAAACGTCAGCCGAGATGTTTGCGCCGGTATTGACGCCGATGACGAATGCCGGACCATAAAGCTGGCGAAGGTCAGCAAAGAGAGTCCGGTACCAGGGGATCCGCTTAGCAGACTCGCCCCAGCCGTTGATCATCTCGTCGAGAAAGACGCCCTGGACAAGGTCACCATACCACTTCTTAGCGAAGGCGATCTGCTTCTTGATGAAGTCATGGGTGTACTTGTCAGGGTTTGGGATACCGGCTCGAGCGGGATCTGAAGCGGGCAGACTAGCGACACCGTACTGTGTCTTAACGTAGAACAGGAGACGCTTTGCTCCCGCTCCAAGGACCAGTTCCGCCTGCTTCTTGAAGTCCTGCTCAAACATCTCCCAGTCGCCGCTAGTGCGGTTCAGGATGACGTAGCCCAGCTTGTCTCGGAACTTCAGTGTCTCGGTCCACTTGGAGGTCTGACCAGGCTTCCCGTCCTTGTAGTAGTCCGGCCAGAAGTAAGTGACAGGCGAATAGTACCGATCACCGTTCTTGAAGGGTGACTGCTCCTTGGCCAGGGCCTGGACTTCGGACTTCTTGCTGTAGGTGGTCTCAGCCTCAGACTTCTTGAGGTACGGAGTAAGGTTCGGGGGCGGTGTAGGTGTCCCCCCACCACCTCCGCCACCGAAGGGGAGCGGAGAGAACTCCCCAGTGGGATCAGCGGCCATGATGTCGACAGTGTCCCCCTGAGTAAGAGCCAGGTGCTTGACGATGTCGACATTAGGGGAGTCGATGTAGACAGTGTGGGTCCAAGAGCCGGAGGGAATTACTCCTGCTCCTGGAGCCAGCACCTCTACGTTGACTGCGCCAGACTTATCAGTGTAGACCAGATGCTCTCGCATAGCGACGGTAACTCCGTCAACGGTTGCGGTAGCACCCTTAACATCTGGCTTAATCCGGACCATTGCCCGGCCGTTCTCCCCACCGGGAATAGTTCCGGTTAAAGTACAGTATGGCGCTGCCATTTTGACTCCTTACGGTTGCTCGGCTCGGTCGAGGTGGGAGTTGACTCGAGCGTTGGTGTCAGGGCCGTAGATCCCGTCGACCTCAGCGCCGACAGCGGCCTGGATTGCCTCGACAGTTGCGTCGTGGGCCTCTTCGGACGCGTCGCCCCAGATTCCGTCAGGCTCAGTGCCGACTACGACCTGAGTGAACGGCACGCCGAACGGGAACGAGTTTCCGCCCCAGTTTGATGCGGCAGCAACCGCGTAGCAGCGAGCACGAGTGTCAGGTCCTGCGACGTTGTCGGGCTCAGTACGGACAGCCTGCTGTAGAGCGACGATGTTCGCCGGTCCGGCAGGAGTAGAGGACGTGTCGGAGTATGCAGGGCGAATGACACAGTCAATCGAGTGGCTACGAACACGGCGCCATACACCATTACCGGCAGA